ACGACCGCGCTAGTTTCAGGCGTGGTGATATCCGGCATTAGACGGTAGTAGCGCACCATGGCTTGGTATGCCCCTGATGCCGGCGGCCACACCAATAAGTTCGCAGGCTGCTGGCTCACGTCTGTCGCAAACACAAATGGATACGACTGATTCCCGGCTTGCTGAACTTCGTTATCATACTCCGATAGATCACACGGGATCATCGGATACGGTACGCCGTTGAGAAACCACATGGTGTCTTTTTCATCGACCATGCGAAGAAAGTCCGCATTGAGCGGATAGGGGCCCCCTCCTGGCTGCACGTTAGGGTACAACGCAGGATTAGTCGTTGTCTGCGTATTGAAATTGAAAACCTGCGTGCCCTTCGCGGCGTCGAAATTCCAATTCTCGCAAAGGTTCTGGAGAACGACGTTAAGGAGTTGGCCTGCCTGCGCGACATAACCAGGAGCCGCCGCATCTTGAACGGCGAGTGCGACGATCTGGGCCGATGTAAGCGCCATACCTCATACCTCGGCAGTCTCTGCGTCCATGAACTCTTCGTTCGGCGACAACCCAGCGAGCGAGCGAAGATCGTTGATCACCTTGCGGCGAAGGCGAAGGTCTTCCTGATTGCGCTGGATCGTATTGACAGACTTTGCCTTCTCCTGCTCCGCGTCCTTAGGCGCTGCCTCAATAGCCGCTCGAAGGTTAGCGATCTCGCTATCCGCCAAATTCATGCGCTGGAGATCATGCCCCTTGGGCCGGAATGTCCCGCTGCGACCAGCCGCTCGAAACTCGGCATAGGCCGCATCATGAACTTCCTTGCGGGCTTCCTCCTTGGCATCAAGCTCGATCTTCAGCTTGGCAATACGGGTCTTCAATTCCAGACCAGCGCCGGCATAAGCCATCAGGAAGTTACGCGTATTCAGACCAACGATATTGAAGTTTTCCTCCAACGTCTTGAGGTCGTATTTGGCCTTCTGGCGGTCAGCAATCCGCATAACCTGATCAAGAATGCGGTTCTGCTCCTCGGGCTCATCGTCCCGATTGAAATGTGCGGCGAGATTGATCTGCCGCTCATTGCCGAGCTGGCAGACAACAGTCACGGCTACTACCGGCTCAGGCTTCAACGTCACCCCGGAAAAGTTCTCGTTCTGCTTATTCATTACATACCCGCCGCAGAGAACTTAGCCTTGGACGGCGTGCCGACCTTGTACAGATCCTCGACATGCTTCTTGGCATAGAACTCGCTCAGGCTCTCGCCCTTGATCTCGCCCTGATGCTTCCAGGTATTGAACATTGTTTCCTGGAGAGAGGCAGCGACGTGGCGCGGCACTGGGTAATTTTTGCCGTGCCAGTAAGAAATACCATTGACGAGAATGGACGGCGCATAGGGCGCCAGGTCAATCGTGACATTCACGATCTCATCCATATGGCTATTACCGACTGTTAGACCCTCTTCAAGCCGTAGGCGCCGCTTCTCAGCAGCAATCATATCCTTCTTGAGAGCATCTTTCTTGGCCGCCAGAATCTCGGCCTTGGCCTTCGCCTTGATCTCAGAGATCTCTTTGGCGGAAAACAGCGGGCCGTCTTCTTCAGGGCTATCTTCGATGAAATCGGTGGGGATATCCTTGCCCGTCATATCGCGCTCCTAAATGTTCCATGGCCCGGAGGCGATGGCATATTTCGAGACCAGAATAGGCCACCCCGTCGTAGGATCGACCATCACATAGTCCCCAGGAAGACAGGTAAGCACGCCTCGATTAGGAATGTAAAGTTTCCCGTTTGCGCTAAATGATTCCGGCAACTGCGGATGACTTACATTCACATCATTCTTGATGTTGGCGTTAATGGTCGCGATATCCGCCGCGGCCATGCCGCTACCGTAGCCCGGTAGATACTTCAGACCATAGGTAAGCGCCGTCGTACTGGTCGTGCCGCATGCGACAATGGCCATGAATCAGCCCCCGCCGGTCGCAAAGCCCTGGACCTGCGCCAGCGGCGCAGTCTGGGTTACCGCCGTGCCCATGTTTGTGCCTACCGTCGTGCAGGCATTGGTGAAGTTCGTCGATGTCGGATAAACACCAGTGCAGGCGACCGTGACGATCCCGCCAGCTGAAGCCGACGACTGCGACAGCTTGAGGCGCTGCTGATCAGGCACCGACATGGAACCTGCGCCCAGCGGAATGGCGCAGACCTCAAGCGACCAGCGAAGACCGTATTGGATTTGTGGAGTGGTAACAGCCATGAGAAACTCCTAGCTAAGTATATGATATATCATGTAAACGAGGCGGTATTCGCGCTCACGCTCTCAATGCGACTGAAGAACATGACGTTGCTAAGGCAGGTGCCATAGAAAAGTTTGTAGCCGACGACTCGCAATTGGTTAAGCGGATCTGATTTGTCAGCATCCTTCAGGTAAGTGAATTTCACATTGTCCAGCATGACCTGGGTATAGGAGCCGCGCCCGATGACATAGGTCGGATATACCGTGAGGCCAGCACCAGGAACAGCAGGGGGCGTCTGCGCCACGCCGAGGCCCGTGATGACCACGGAGGTGCTGGGCGGAAGCTGTGTGGCCTGACCCTGCAAAGGGCCCACAGTCGGGCCAGAGGATGACAGGCCCAGAGTTGCCGGGCTGGTCGTGGTGCCGACATAGACATTGTAGGTATAGCCCTGCGTGGCTGGTGTGGTCAGGCTGATAGAGCCATTCGGGCCGGTGACGCTGATCGCATTGGAGATCGATGCGATATAGCTTTCATACTGGTTCTGCGTATCCTGGCCAGTGACGATGATGTAGTAATTCGTCGGGCTGCCGGCCAGCGAGCCAGACGTGCCGGCCGTACCCTGTACTGCCGTGTACTGGGTCCAGAAGGGGACCATGTTCGATTCGCAGAAGCGGATACCAGACCATTCGCCGATCTCGGCATTATAGAGGCGGTTGATATCCGAATAGGACCAGGCGGTGACAACGGTCGGGTTCTGGCGGAAGTCGGCAGATACCAGAGGGTGAATAATGCTGGTATAGTGCGGCATCATGCGAGGATTGGCCGAGGCGCGTTCGCCGCCGGCATCCGCCTGAAGCTTGGTGTCGGTCTGCTCGTCGCCCATGAAACGAGGAGCGCCCAAGGTCTTAAGCGCCGCCTGGGTGCGAATCACCGTCTGGGTATCGAGAACATCGCCAGCCACCAAGGCCCCGCGGCTACCGCGTTCATTGACATAATTGATCTGCGTACCGCCCAGAAGCGCATTGGCGGTATTGCGGTCTAGCATTTCGCCGATCTGGAGGCCCAGAAGCTCGGTGGCTTTCTTGAAGAGCGGATGCTTGGTCGTCATCTCCGCGACATCAGTGATGGTCACCTTGTCGCCCCATTGCTGGGCCTGCGCCGTGACCTGCTGGATGGTCATGGTCTCGCCGATGGGCGGTACGCCCTCCGACAGAGGCGCGTAAGGAAGAGGAATGCGATTGTAGCGGGTGGCGGTGTAGGAGGTGCCGCGCCCCTTGGGCAGCGTCGCCGGATCGCCGAACTGATAGAAAACTAGCTGCTTGCGGGCGAGAGGAAGGGTCTCATCGGCAATATAATTTTCAATGTCTGCCTGGAATTGGTTGGATTGATTTGTGCCAGCCATTTTCTACTCTCCGTTAGAGACGGAGAGCAGAGAGCTTCCGTCAGATAAATTGCCCGTCCAGCCGTTTAGCCCGTGCCGATGCGCTATCGCCGCCAGTCTTTTGGCTGCCAACACGGGTATCGCTGCGGCCAGTAGGCGCCGCAACCTTGGCTGACCCGACGCGCTCGGCGCCCCGCTTGGCCTGCTTGGTCTTGCCGCCCTTAGTGGCCGCCTCGATGGCGCGCTTACCAATGAGATAGGTCGCGACAGTCTCACGAGTGGAATTTCCACCATTGCGGCGCATATTGGTGAGTTCGCGCTCGACATCGTCGCGAACGGCATCGAAGGCAGGATTGCGGGCGCACAAGCTCTCGAACCCTGAGCGGTCCGTAGCATCCTGCATTTGAAACTGAAGTGCCCCAACTTGCGTCCTTGTCTGCTCTGCCTGCCTGTTCAGCAGGTATTCAAACTTCTCTTCGGGAGCCATGAGCGCGATACGCTCCTGCTCCAATCTCGCCTGCTCCGCAGTCTGGCGCCCCTGCGCTGCCTGACGAAGCTCATTCAATTCGCGGCGGGTAGCCTCGGCCTCTTCCTTGGCTGCCTTCGCGGCCCGCTTCGCCTCTTGGACC